CATTCCTGCAAATACAGCAGCTTCTTTTTCTTCCAAAGTTTCCAGCATTTGAGCCAGAATCACTTTCTTTCTATCAAGAGTTAGATCGGGCGAAGTTTTAGGATTATTGGCTTCAAACAAATACACTCGACCCAATTCTTGGTGAATGCTTGTATATCCTAGACCTGCAGGAGAATCGGACTTCCTATAGGTAGGAATTTCATCTATAACATAGCGAACGTTTGGATGAAACGCACCACGCAACACACATTCTAAGGCATAAGACTTATTGTTTCGTAGAATGTTGATCTTGTCTTCTTTCTTTGGAGCGTTCTCAAACTCTTCAAAGACCTCATATAAATTCTTCATCAAAACTCCTGTATCACTTCAAATAAATTCTTTAGCTTCTTTTCGATAAAATAGTTCAGAAGCTTCTGGCGATTGGGAACGACCACATTATCATATTCGTGGATGATGTTTTCCTGAATGTTCTTTGGAGTAAATTCCAAATCGACCAGCATTTGATTTCTCTTATAGCCACGAAGCATGTTATCGTTGATACAAAACTCTTCTGGACTCTTGCTCAACCATTCATTAAGCTTCTTACTATTTATTGTCTTTTGTCGTTCGCCGAGAGCGAAAACATTATCAGCAGACAGAAAATTAGGAATGCCGTCGCCACGATCTCCCTTGAGAATATGCTCCTTGACAAACTTGTGAGGATTGTCAGTCTTCACAAACCGCTTCATAATCGGGCTATACTGGATTACATTCGCATACTTCTGGAGCTGGACAAAGTCCTTGTCCGAAGAGAGAATAAGAACTTCCTCATGCGGTGCCTTACGCGCGGCTAAGACTCCGATGATATCATCGGCCTCAGCGCCTTCGACTTCAATAACCTTGTATGGGAAGTTTTCTTTCAACTCTTCACGGATCTTGCCGAGAGTATCAAAAATGAGATTCCAATCAAAGCCAGATTCGTCTCTGGCCTTTCTGCGATTAGACTTGTAGAACGGGAAGTAGTCCCTACGCCAAGACCGCTTGCTATCACATGCGACAATGACCTCGCCATACTTCTGCTTGAACTGCTTCACATAAGAGCGAAGACTGTTTAGAACCATATGACGGATTAGATTTTCATCCAACTTTACCTTTGGATTGGAATTAATCTGCTGCATTAGATTAGAGATTAACACCTGGTTTAGATCAATCAAGATTGCCATAATATTCCTCAGTTGTGCTATGTATTATATAGCAATCATTCTTTAAAGTCAAATGGTTTATCATCCGAGATATATGTGTCGATCTCGGAAATGATAATCTCTTCCATTTCTTCTGGGCTTTCGATTATCATGTTTCCGTTTTCGTCTTTCTTAAGGATCGAAACGCTGGTATCTATGAAGTTATGTAGGTGATGATTTATCGATAGGGTTCTGTAGATCAAAGCACGGAAAGCTTCCATTGCGAAAGAAAAGTCTTTGTCGAAATGTTTGGAGTCTTGGTCTAGTCCATAACTATCAAGAGCACCCAATAGATTTTCGGCCAAATCGACTATGATTTCTTCGGCATAGTTTTGCTTGCCTTTTTCTTTCGCTCTTTCCACTTCATCATTATTAATAGGTATTTCTCTTACGATCTTATGTTCTGGGAACTTGAATACATTCGTCATTTGATAATCCTTAGAAGCACTACCTCATTATTTATACGACCAGTTGCTTCCTTGGACTTGCATTTGATATCTTCCATAAACTTTCGCAGAACAATCTTACCACCCTGCATCAACTTGTTCAGTTGTTCAGTCGGCTTACGCAGTTTCTTGACAATGGATGTCTTTTCGTCATAGCCTACAATAGAGCTACCTTTGACAGACAGACCAGCAGGACCCATAGCATTATAGACGCCAAGGGTTCGATACTTAGTATTGAAGATCCAGAGTTGATTGCATCCGATGATTTGCTTCGGATCGATTGAGTCCAACTTGAGTGTGTCATCTTTTACCTTATACTTGAGTTTCGATACGAGAGCCGACGCAGGCTTCTCCTTCTTCTTGCGCGGCTTACGAATTGCCTTAACAATCGTTGCGCGAGTTTCAGCAGCCGAGATGATAGACCTAACAAATTCCATGTAAACCTTCAACTTCGGTTTCTTCCAGGAAGAATAAGCCTCCTTAAGCTGATCGTCCTTGCCGTTGAGAGCGTCAAAGATTTCAGCATAAAGAGGCTTGTAGTGATCCGCGATCTTTTGAGCGATCATCGGTTTAACATCTTGTTGAGCCAGCCAATCGACCGGCTTGAACATAGTACCATCGCGGTAGAAATTGTCCAAGTGACCTTCGATATCGGCAATCAAATCATTAGCGCGATTAGTCACGCGCTCCTGAATAGAGATTACTTGCTTGACTTCTTTTTCGGTGCTGCCTTCTTCTTTGCTGGCGCCTTCTCCGCTACTGGAGCTGGAGTCGGTGCTGGCTCTGGCTGCGGCGTCGGCAAGGGATCGGATTCGGGCAAGATTTCTGTCTTGGAGTTCTTGCGAGAGGTTCCCACCGAGAAGTAGTATACGGCAGCACCAACCAGTAGTGCGGCAATGATTAGAATCAATTCTGTTGGCATTTTTGATTAGTTCCTTTTCTGTTTTATAAAACTCTTTCAAATATTCAATGATCCAAGCCTTAGCTTGATCAGCATCATAAAAATAGTTATACCAGTTATAAGCATTTATGACTTGAGCATTTGTAACATCACCGCGAAGATCGGGTTCAGTGCCGAGATACTTTTCATCGGCAAACTTACCGCGAATTGCCTTTTGCTTCTTTGCCATAACTTTCCTTTAACTTGTTAAAATCCCAATCCTTGAAATCGGTAATAACACATATTCCGTCTTCAAGATAGTCATAATTATAGCTTAACTCTGCGGCATAGTCAAGAGCTTCTTCTAGATTGGAAAACATTTTGTCTGTATGGAAATACATATAGATCGATTCCGGATCTCCTTGCCATTGGTATGACTCGTCGGAAAAGTTCCCATAAATGTTGTCAATAGCTAAATGATATCCAACTCGATATTCTGGACCAGCAGTTGTTAGAATATAAATTCCGTTATCAGCACTCACTATCAAATCTCTTTTCTTGTATAGTTTTTTCTTTCCAATGTTTTCGAGGATTGCCGCACATATGACAAGAGCAGGGATGGCGCGTCTCGGCCATTTGACGTATGTGCTTCTGTCTCAGTGTTTCGTCGCCATTGTAAAACTCTGGTTGTACGAAACGAAACTTCTTGACCTTATCAATCATACGCTCATGGTGATGACGGCGATCAGCCCTGCTCTTTTTACCCATGTGTTACTTCCTCTTGTTACGCGCCTTTCGCTTGGCACTACCAATCTTACGACGACCCTTACGCGGGCGATTCTTATGTGGATGTGGCATTATACTCTATTCACTCCTATATAGTTAACATTTATGATTGAGTCGAGACGGAATGACCGCCAACCCTGCTTATCAAGATCCCAGACGGCCAAAACCTCGTCTGTCTGGACTCGCGGCACATGAGCGGCCTGTTCCTCAGAAATGACTTGAGGAAGATAGTCGGTCATTAGCGTACAATTCATCTTTCGGACTGAACCATCAACCTTATTGAAAGTGATTTCAGCAACATGTCTGGAAAGATGTTCCTTGAGTTCGGCCTTATTCAACATTGCCATACACCCTCTGGAGTTCCATAAACTCGGTGTAATCATTATGAGTGAGGTAATAACGAAGCAACGACTTCATAGCATCGCGCATTTCGACATTGTTGGAAAGGTCTTCCATTTGATGGCGTTCCAACTTATCGCGCTTATGGATAAGTTCGGCAACTTCCTTAGAGATAAACTCAAAGTCTTCTTTTAGAACCTGAGCAACAAGACTACCGGCCTGTTCGTGGTTCAAAGCAACATGGTTCTGTAAAGTCACATTATACATCTTTTCTTTCCTCTGTTTCAAACTCTTCAAGATAGTCTAGCATATATTGGAGATACTGTCTAGTCTTTTTTACACCGTATCGTCCATTGTAATGAGCAATGGCTTCTTCTATAAAGATCGAAGCTCGGCGATCAAGGAACTTTTCAGTAGCCTCTAATGTCTTCTCGTTTACTTGATTTACATATTCAGGTTCATTCATTTCCAAATCCATGATTATCACACCAATCAGCAAAGTCTTCATATCCGCCAATTCGTCTATCGTTAATGAAGATTTGAGGAACGGTCAGAGGCAAATGCTCACCAACCAGTTCTCTCAGTTCATCGCGGGTATAATCCACACCAAGAACCTTTTCATCATATGATAGATGAAGATTATTCATCAGTTCTTTGACTTTCACACACCAAGGGCAGTTGGGTTTTGAATAGACTACGATTTTCATTCGACCTCCACAATCAGCGGCTTATAATCTTCGAACCACGCATTCTCATTCGGGTATCCGCGCGGGTGACAGATCACGCGAGTATCGCCAATCATATAATCACACTGTCTATGAGTATGACCATGAACGATCAACTTCGGCGGCTTCTTCATTTCTAGAATCTTGTGCGAAAGTTCCGTAGCAAAGAAGTCATTACCATTTGAGTTTCGGTAATCTTCATGTACCGACTGATATGACGGCAAGTGATGGATGACCCAGATATCAGCACCAGAGTTGAACAGGAAGTCGTGGTGCGTCCTGTAAGCACTCATGTACCGATCATAGTTCATGCCCTTGATATAACGATTGTCCATCATGTACTCTTTGAAATCCCACCAGCGAACAGGAGTGATATCAGTCCAAAGAGTAGCACCAGCGATCTTGATGCCTTCAATATCAAATGATTCTGGAAAATCTAAATCAGCATCCCGAAACGAGTTGCCGTAGTAGTCGTGATTGCCCTTGATAAAAAAGACTTTACTCTTAAACTGAAAATGAAAAGCATCCCGAAGTTGAACATCAGGATGCGTGTCGCCAGCATTAAGATAAAATACATCAGGATCGACCGTAAGTTCCCACGGCGCAAACTCTAGATGTAGGTCTGAAAAGATACCGAATTTCACTATACTTCCTCTTCCTTCACGACCATCGGATTAGATCCGCCAATTGTCTCTGCCCATAGAATAGCAGAACTTGAACTGGTTGTAAAGACCTCAGATTGATACCAGTGATTACCGATGTTATAACTAACAGTATACTTTTTCATCACGCATGTCCTCCAAACTGACCGTTGCCAGGATAAGCCAGCACGGCATCCATTATATAGTTTTGTACTTCACGGCCGCTTTCATTTAAGCGCCAGTGGTTACCACGACGAAGTACCTCAACGAGTTGACGCGCATCATACTCTTCAGGATTCCACTGATTCTCAAGCCCGTAGCAAGAGCAGTGGGAACCATACGCCCAGTAATAGCGATCACCGTTGCGATAGATCACATTGGCGTAACCTTCGTAATACGGAGTATCGTACTCGGCATATATTACATCATCAGGCTCAGGCAAGTCTATATCAAACTCACGTTGAACGTCAGCCCAAGATCCAAACCGTCCATCATAAACTTCCATCACGTTTTCCTTCCAAGAGTTTCAACATCAGCACCATCAGTAATATACTGATAGCCAGTCTTGTTTGCGATAGGCGCCAGACGCTTCTTCTTCTCTTCAATAGCCTTAACAGTAGCAGCAGATTCCTCACGGTCGCGCTTCCACTTGTAGTCCTCAACCGAACGCTTGAAGCCATTGCCGACGCTATTTGAGAGAGGCGGTAACTCTTTGCGCGGCAATGGCTCAGGCAAGTTGATCGGCCGCTCTTTGGCTGATCCGTTTAGAACGACCTTGAAGTATGCCTTACGCTCTTCACGGAGACGCAAGGTCTTCTTAGACGGCTTCTTGCGGCCTGAAGAAGTCTTAGTATATAGTAGTGCCATTAGTAAACCTTTACAGTGAGGGCACCATGAACCTTTGCTTCAAGCAAAAGATTTGAAACGTCATCAGCCGAAAGAACCTTACCAACAGCAGGCTCAATACGATTTTCAAGAGTAGATACCACAAAAGAACTATTGCGGGTCTTGAGAACAATCTTTTCTTTCAACTTAACCATAATCTTCCATCATCTCCTGATAAGTGCCGGGAACGAACATAACACCTTCGTTACTTCCATAGAACAAAAAGTGTCTATAGTAGGGAGTATATATGGTAACCCATTCCATGTCAACAGCGTTTGGCTGTAACTCCCAAAAATATGAAACCATCACTCAATCCAACCTTCCGAATACTCTTCCTTTTGTGTGCTGTAATATGTATGAAGACCTTCCAGATAGGAATTGATATCTTCAATCGGTATCTCCATGATATCGCGCTTCTCGGCCACGGTCAAGAGATATTCGCGCATCAACTGAGGAATTTCATTATAGGTAATATAGGGCTTACGCATACTTCACCTTGTGCTTTACTTTCCGAGTATAGGCTTTGGGGTTCTTCGTCACTTGCGGACGGAACTTTGGTGTCCACAAGGCCTTCGCCACATGATTCCTAATATTTGAAGTTGCCGGACGCTTCATTGTCACTATATCCTGCTGCATAGGCTTCCCACTCATAAGAGTCTGGCTCACAATCACGGCGAGGAGTTGAGTATGTCGCACCAACGAAATAGTGCGGATCAAAGTTGCGGCGGTAGTAAGAGTCCGCACCACCACGATCATACGGGCCACCGTGTCGCTGGCTATATTCGGTCTTAAGCATCTTCCGATTCCTCTTCCAGTTCATAGTGAGAAGCAAGGTCTTCCCAATCAACCTGGCGCATTGCGGCATTCATAATGTCGGCCGCAAAACCGGTCTCGGGAAGCTGCCCCTGATCTTCAAGCATGGAAGTCACAAAGTCTTCCAAAGACTGGGCCGAGGTGTCTTCACGCTCGTCCTGCATATCGGTAAAGATATCGCCGAACCACATGTTGACGAGCCAAGTTTCGTAGTTAGTCCAACCGTTATATTCGCGGCGTTCCATATTAGTTCTTCTCCATAAGGATCTTGACAATCTGTGCGGTAGACTTGCCTGTGCGGCGCGCAATGTGCGCGACAGTCAAGTTGGGATTCGAATCAAACAAATCACGGATTTCAGAGTTGGTCATTCTTACATGCTCCAGTAAGTTTCGCTCGACGGCGAGCAGTAGTAAGGGACATTGATACGCTCAAAGAACGGCTTCCCGCTCATGAGGTTGGTACGCTCCACAATCGCTTCAATCTCATCATGGAAGTAGCTGCGGTCGGCAACGGCAATCTGTTCGGCCGTATACTTCCCAGACTTGATCAATCGCGTCATGTGAGACTTGGCAGCAGCCATGGTCGGGAAAATCGGGTCATTGTACTTGGCCTTTTTCCCAGCGTAGCGGGTGGTGGCGGTCTCGAAAACTACGAAGCTCATGGTATCCTCATTCATTGTCATATACTATAGATAAGATCGGCAAGTCGGTTTTTCAAGGGCAGTTTACGCATATCTGCTATGCATCG